TCGTGGAGGGCGAGTTGCTGGACGACTGACCCGTGCATCAGTACTTATGCCCATCGTGTGGCTCCGACGGGCCCCACCCGATCATCTTCGACGACGACGTAATCCTCGTCTTAGAGTGCGCCGTCTGTTATGCCGACATCGACATCCCCTGGGAAAACGTCACGGCCATTGACCAGCGAATCCAGACGCGACAGGAGGTCGCGCCGTGAGTGTTTGCAAGGCCTGCGGAGCGGACATGGCCTGGATCACGACCGCGTCCAACAAGGCGATGCCGGTCGACCCCGTGCCAAACACGGAGGGCAACGTCGCGGTCATGGCGCACCCCGACGGCAAACTCACCGGCTATGTGCTGAGCAAGCTGAATCCGCTCAGGGAGGGCCACACGCTCCACATGCCCCACCATGCGACCTGTCCAAACTGGAATAGAAAGAATCCCGCGCGATGACCAATGCGATCGTTTTTATTGACACAGAGACAACTTCGCTCGCGCCTGACCGGCACATCTGGGAGATCGCCATGATCAGGCGGCACGAGGGTGAGCGGAAGGTTGCGAGCTTCTTCGTGACTGTTGACCTGAGGCATGCCGACCCGTTCGCACTGAAGCTCACACGCTTCTATGACCGACATCCAGACTTCACGCAGCCCAAAGAGGTCCGGCGCATCTGGGACCTAGAGGATCTGGAGGAACAGCTTGAGGAAGCCTCCCGTATCGGCATCCCAGACGCTCCGCCAATCTTGGCGAACGTGCAGACCGCCGCTCAGCTCGTCTTCCACTGGACCCGAGACGCGACCATCGTGGGCGCGGTCCCCAACTTCGACACCGAGGGCCTGGATCACATGATGCGGCAGCAAGGGCTCCAGCCTGCCTGGCGTTACCACCTCCGCGACATTGAGACACTGGCGGTCGGTCTCATGGCTGGCCGTGGTGACCCTCTGGTCCATTTCGCCGATGACTGGAAGTCAGATGAGTTATCCACCCTTTGCGGCGTCGAGCCAGCGAGTGAGAAGGATCGGCATACCGCCCTGGGTGATGCGCTCTGGGTGGAGCGCTGGTGGGATCGGCTCCTGGAGCTGGAGCGGGACTCGGTTGATGCCATGATTCATGACCAGGAGAGGGTGCAGGGCATGGCCCTCCGTGGCTTCACAGCGGCGGAGGCTGCAAGTCCGGAGGGGCGATGAGCGAGCCGATCTGCATATGCGGCAAGGATGTCTACCAGCGGCCCGGGATGCTCGTCGAGCTGGGCACGGTGCTGGGCTTTGGTATGGAACCCGGAATGCGCTATGCGCGGCTCGTGGGCATCCGGCACAACGAAAAGGGATTAAGGAGGTTCGTCGTCCACGAGTACAACCCCGAGGACGGCTACTTCCCCACCAGCGGGCGCTATCGGACGACGTGGCTGATCGTTCCCTGGCAACATGACCATCCCACGGGAGGACCGGTCGCCACCTTCGACAGTTGTCGTATGGAGCAAGCCGAGCTGGAACGCACGGTGTTGCAGCGATGACACTCATCGATCCCTGGGACGACTTTGACCCCGACGAGGGTGACCCCTACGTACTGGGCCGAGCCGAGGACGGCGAGATCGCGAGGTGGTTCGGTGAAGACCCACCAGAGCACAAGCGGGACGACCCTCCGCCGGAACAGATCACCGCTTGCCCCGGGACCCCGGGGCGGCATGAGAGGAGCAACGATGACTGAGTTCACAGGAGCCACCCCCGGCCAGGCCAAGGTCACCCTGGAAGACGGGAGTGAGGTCGTGGTCCAGATGCCGCTGGTCACCGATGCTCACATCAGAGACCTTCCCCAGGAGATCGAAGGTGCCCAGATTCTGCCACTCCCCCAGGGAATCCCCGAACACCTTAAGCACCCCGGTTGTAACGACCCTGACTGTGAGTGGCACCGCCGCACCGTAGATAGGAGCCAGGCCCCAGGGCCGGCCGAAAAACATGAAGCGGAGCCTGGCGTGCTCCCGTGCGGATTGTCTATGCAGCATGTCGTCCAGCGCGCCGACATCACCTATCGGCAGTTGAATCACTGGACAACCTCAGGCCGCCTCCAAGCCCATCGCCACGTCGGAGACACTGTGGTCGCCTACCGATCCACCCCCACCGGCTCCGGCGTACCTGCCTGCTGGCCATATGAGGAGGTGGCCAAGGCGGCGCGAGTTAAGAAGCTGCTGGAGTTGGGCTTCGACCTGGAGCCAGCCGTGTTGCTGGCCAATAGTCGGCTGGTGATCAAGGAGACCTTACAGCGGCTCATCGCTGTCGAGGTGGACCTCATCTTGGCAGAGAGCGGCGAGGCGTCGCTGCGCTACTTGCTGGGCCTGGAGGTTTCCGATGGCTGAGCAGTTGACCGTCTATCGGCCTGGAGACCGCTTCGCCACGATGAGCCGCGGCGGCACGGCCAGAATCTGGCAGGTTCAAGATGACGGCCTCGCCGAGATCACCGAGGGTTGGTGGTCGCACCCACGTCGCTGTCTGGCGTATTGGGGCCAGGTGTCCAGTCGTTGCGTCCGCCCTGAGGGGCACGACGGTGATCATCACTTCCAAGGGGTATCGGAGGGAGTTTCTGATGGCTGATCTCTTCACTGACGCCGTGACCGACGACATCGAGCCGTGGGGATTCGATCCGGCGTACAAAGGGCCAGGGACTGCCGTGATGCCAAGCCCAGACGTGAGCTTCACCGTGCTCGGCACACCCCAGCACCAGGGTTCTAAGAAGTACGTCCCCGTGGGCGGCCAGACGATCGGGATCGACACCAACGATAAGAAGCTCCGGCCCTGGCGACGCGAAGCGCTGTTGGCCGCCGACGAGGCCCATGGAGCCGTCACCCTTCCGGGCGGGGTCTTCGTGCGCGTCCGGTTCTACTTCACCCGGCCGGCTAACCACTTCGGCACCGGTCGCAACGCTGGCGTCCTCAAGCCCAACGCGCCGATTTACAAGGAGTCCAAGCCCGACACGGACAAGCTCCAGCGCGCGATCGGTGACGTGCTCACCCAGTCCGGGATCATCCGCGACGACACGAAAATCGTGCACTGGGACGCGGCCAAGATGTGGAGCGACCACGACCGCGTCGAAGTCTCGATCTGGAGCCTGTGATGACGACACGGCTCTTCCACACGCTCGCAATCCTCGCCGTCTTCATAACGGCGAATGTGCTCTTCTTTTCTCTACAGCGTCAAACGTCAGCATTTTTCTTGGTCCTGATGGTGATCTTGTTGGAGATTTCCATCTTGGTTACTCGGAGTCTTGGCGCGATCCAACCACCCAAGAGGCAGGGTCCATGATCGCGCACTGGGATGGCCTTCTCCTCGGCGTGCTGATCGGGATGGCGCTCATGACCTGCGTCTGGCTGGCCGCGACGTGGCCGAGGGGGTGAGTCGATGAACGTCCGAGAGCTGATCACCGAGCTTATGGAAGACCCCGGGGTGAATCTCAACACGCAAGTCCACGTAGTTATGGACGGCTTTGCCAACGTGGCCGGATTCATTGACGTCGAGCGCGGTCGGGTCTACATCTACGAGAACCCCCGGACACCCGAGCAAAGCGATGCTCGCGCGTCTCCGGACTGATCTCCACACCCCACTGGGGATCTACTCACGTGGAACCTCGGTGAGGGTGCTCGGGCGATGCAGCGAGGGGGGCCTCAAGATCTGTCTAGATCCGCACTCTTGGCATCTCGGGAGGTGTCATACTGCCACGGTGCGCTCCGATTTATTGGACCGTACACCGTCACCACATCGACGCCCGAGCTCCCGTCCACCACGGGGGCTCGTTGCTTGAGACCCGCGCTGTGACCAAATTGATACGGGGGGCCAGTGAAAGAAAGCACAGATAACGAAACGGTAAATTCGGCCGTCTCGGAAATGAATGGGTTTGACGCCAGGACGGTTATTGTCGCGCCCCCGGATGGGTGCCCAGAATGCCTGGAGAGAAACGTTCCGCCGGAGCACTCAATTCTGGTCACACCCAGCGATACCTGCCTTTTAGTGGTTAAGACAGAAGGCGGCGCATATCGCGAGCTGGAGCCCGAAGAGACCATGATCTGGGGGCATTACCGCTGCCCGAAATGTCACCACGACTGGACATGCTATTGGCGCATGGAGGCGCTGGATAGGTGACGATGGAGGTTGTCTCGGGGGCTGGCATGAATGGCCGGACGCCCCCCAACGACGAGCATGCCGAGCGGGTGATCCTTGGCTCGGCGATGAGTCTTGGGCGCATACCACAGGCAGCCTCTGGGCTTGTTCCATCCGACTTCTACCACCCGACCCACGCCATGATTTGGGCGGCGATGATCGAGCTCGGCGGGCAGCAGAAGCCCTGCGACATCACTGTCCTCCGCGCACACCTCCAAGAGCGCGGGCTGATTAATACCCAGATGGGGATCGCTGATCTCTACCTATTCGAGCTACTAGAGCAACCGGCGCCGGCTGATGCCGCCTACGTCGCCCAGATCATCGAGGAACGTGCCAAGAGGCGTCTGCTCATTGAGGCCCTCCAGCGAGGTATCCAGTCCGCCTATGAGTCCAGTGATGATGTCGACGCCCAGCTCTCCGAAACGCTGGACCGACTCGGACGGGTGCCGCGCGTCGCGAGGCAGTCCGAATACCAGTTCCTCCCCGGGGGCTCGTTCATCCTTGACAGCGACCCGATGCCGCGAGCCCTCTGGGGTGAGAGCGACCGTGTCATCTGGTCAGATGGCGAGGCCCTGATCATCGCTGGTGCCCAGGGCCTTGGGAAGACCACGCTCGCCCAACAGCTCGCCCTCGGCTGGATCGGCATCCACAAATACTCATCTCTTCTCGGTTTCCCGATCGAACCCGGGCGGCGCGTGCTGTACCTGGCGATGGACCGACCCCGACAGGCCCAGCGCTCTTTCCGGCGCATGGTCACCGAAGAGGAGCGCGACGCGCTGGACGACCGGCTCGTGGTATGGAAGGGCCCACCTCCCGCAGACCTGGCCAAGCATCCCGAACTCCTTCTCAGGCTGTGCGACGAGGCGTACGCAGATGCCGTAATTGTCGACTCACTCAAGGACGCCGCGATCCCGCTCTCCGATGACGAGGTGGGCGCCGGATACAACCGCGCTCGACAGCTGGCATGCGCCAAGGGTGTCCAGATAGTCGAACTCCACCACCTACGCAAGGCGCTGTCAGGAGCCAAGGCCGAGCACCCCAGCATTGATGACCTCTACGGATCGACATGGATCACTTCTGGCGCCGGATCGGTCGTGCTACTCACCGGCAGGCCTGGTGACCCCATCGTCCACCTTCATCACCTCAAGCAGCCGGCCGTAGAGGTCGGGCCGTTCTCGATCCTGCATAACGACGTCTCTGGCCGATCTGAGATGTGGCATTCAGTTGACCTCATTGAGTTGGTCAGAGTCCGCGGGAGCATTACTGCGCTTGATGCCGCTAAGGCCCTCTATGAGACCGAGAAGCCGAGCCCCGCCGAGAGAGAGAAGGCGCGGCGAAGGCTCGATCGGCTGGTGGCTGACGGCTTCCTTTGGCCGCTAGATCCGGGTGATCGGGCCACCAATCGCCCGGCGTCCTGGACTGTTAAATAAGGAGACCTATGTGACTAATGTGAAAATTGGTGGACCTTCACGGTACCTTCACGCGCCTCTTGTTTTCGTGACCCTCCACGACCCCATCACGGGATCTGCGGCGACGCGCTGTCAGACCTTCACGGTACCTTCACGACCATCACGCGCCTCGTACCTTCACGCTGGGGGGGGGTATTAGTTAATACCCCCCAGCGGGTACACGGTGAGGTGTCAAGATCAACAAAAAGGAGCGACAGACATTCATGACTAACGGGCCGACTCTGGAGGATGCCAAGCAATGGCTCCGGGACCGGATCGACGACGGGGCTCGCTGTCCGTGCTGTACGCAGCTCGCCAAGGTCTACAAGAGGCGAGTCCACTCCACCATGGCTCGCGAGCTCATAACGATCTACCGCGCCAGCCCCGAGTGTGACTGGCTCTATCTGCCGGATGTCCTCAGGCTCCGCGGCGCGCACGGTGGCGATACCGTCAAGGCCACCTATTGGGGCCTCATCGAGGAGGACGACGACATTCGCGAGGATGGGTCATCTCGTACTGGGTGGTGGCGGCTAACCGAAGCTGGCCGGGGGTTCGTCCTGGGCGAGCACAAGATTCCCAAATATGCGCGTGTCTACGACGGCCGGCTACTGGGGTTCGAGGGCGAGATGGCCACGATCCGAGATGCCCTCGGTGCAAAGTTCGATTACGACCTGCTAATGAAGGGCCAAGCGTGATGCGCACAGGTCAAGCCTGGCCATCGCATCCGGCATAACAACAAACGAAACAACCAACAGAAGGAGCAACGATGACAACACGAGCCGAGGTCTTCGACCTCGTCACTCAAGAACGAGCTAGGCAGGCCCGAAAATGGGCCGGTGATCACGAATGGGGCAATGGTGACTGCTCATCCAGGGGCGTCGCCGAAATTACCAAAGTCGCCGTACTCGGTGAGGAGTTCGGCGAGGTCGCCCGAGCCGTGCTCGACGGCAATGCGGGCGACCTGCAGACCGAGCTGGTACAGGTTGCGGCCGTCGCCGTGGCGTGGCTGGAGTCGCTGTGATTACCTATCAGGACTTCCTTGAGCGCAAGCGTCAGCTCGGCGAGGGTACGGGGTTTGATCCGGAGTGGATGCCGGACTTCCTGTTTCCCTTCCAGCAACTGCTGGTGACCTGGGCGATCCGTCAAGGCCGAGGCGCGATCTTCGCGGACTGTGGACTGGGCAAGACTCCCATGCAGCTCGTCTGGGCTGAGAACGTGCGTCAGCGCACGGGTAAGCCCGTGCTGATCGTGACCCCGCTAGCCGTCTCGTTTCAGACCGAGATCGAGGCGGCTAAGTTCGGCATTGATGCGGCAGTGTCCCGAGATGGCGTCGTACGTGCGCCAGTCGTGATTACGAACTATGAGCGGCTGGAGAAGTTCCAAACCGATCAGTTTGGCGGCGTCGTGTCTGACGAGTCGTCAGCAATCAAGGCATTCGACGGAGTGCGCCGCGCGATCGTGACTGAGTTCCTCCGAACCCACGAGTATCGACTGCTCTGCACAGCCACGGCGGCCCCCAATGACTACATCGAGCTGGGGACCTCCTCGGAGGCTCTCGGATACCTCGGCCATATGGACATGCTGAACCGGTTCTTTACCAACAAGCAGAACACCTCGGCGACTAACCGGTATCGCGGCCAGCGGGCGGAGTGGCGATTCAAGGGCCACGCCGAGGACGAGTTCTGGCGTTGGGTCTCAAGCTGGGCCCGCGCAATCCGCAAGCCATCCGAATATGGATTCCCAGACGACGGATTCCAGCTCCCACCACTGGAGCATGAGGAGCATGTCGTAGCCACCAAGGGCGACTGGGACCCCGATGCCCTTTTCAATATCCCGGCTAATGGCCTACGGGAGGAGCGTGCCGAGGCCAGGGCGACCATCACCGAACGCTGCGAGATGGCCGCGAAGGTCCTGGCTGACGCCGACTCAGCTGTTGCCTGGTGTCAGCTCAACGACGAGGGGAACCTGCTCGCTAAGGTCATCCCCGACTCCGTCCAGATCAGCGGCTCAGACTCGCCTGACTCGAAAGAGGAGAAGCTGATTGCATTCTCCACTGGGCAAATCAGGACGCTCATCACCAAGCCCATCATCGGCGCCTGGGGCCTGAATTGGCAACACTGCCACCGCATGAGTTTCTTTCCCAGTCATAGCTATGAGCAGTATTACCAAGCCGTACGACGCTCTTGGCGGTTCGGGCAGAAACAGCCCGTACTGGTGGACATCATCACAACCGAGGGAGGTGGGCAAGTGCTCGCCAACCTCCAGCGCAAAGCCCAACAGGCCGACGCCATGTTCAAGGCCCTAGTCGGCCATATGCAAGACGCTCTCAAAATCGACCGCTCGCGCGACTACACAACGAAAGTGCAGGTTCCCTCATGGCTGTCCTAGACCAAGAGATCACCGACCGCTGGGCCATCTACAACGGCGACTGCCTTGAGGTCATGCCGTCATTGCCCGATGGATCAATCCACCTGTCCGTCTACAGCCCACCCTTTGCTGGCTTGTATCACTACAGTTCGAGCGAGCGCGACCTATCGAACGTTCGCAACTACCCGGAGTTCCTTGATCACTTCCGTTACGTAGTGGCGGAGATCCGTCGGCTCACCATGCCTGGCCGCCTGACGGGCGTTCACTGCATGGATGTCCCGCTATCCAATACCGGCCGAGGCGACAAGCTTCGCGACTTCCCCGGTGACATCATCCGGCTACACGAGTCGGAGGGTTGGGACTATGTGGCTCGGTACAGCGTGTGGAAAGAGCCGCTAACTGTCCGCAATCGGACTATGACCAAGAGTCTCGCCCACAGGACGATCGTTGATGACTCCTCACGGTGTGCCAATGCCAGCGCTGACTACTTGCTGATGTTCCGCAAGCGCGGAGAGAATCCGGTGCCAATCGCCCACCCGGAGGGGTTCCTCGAATATGCCGGCGAGCGTCCAATCCCCGAGGACGCGCTCCAATACCGCGGCTGGACGGGCAAGCAGACTGAGAACCGATACAGCCACTGGATCTGGAGGCAGTACGCCTCGGCCTTCTGGGATGATGTGCGGCTTGATCATGTACTGCCCTATCGCGAGGCTCGTGACTCGGAAGACGAGAAACACGTCCACCCACTCCAGCTCGATGTTATTCATCGCTGCCTGCAACTGTGGTCGAACCCTGGTGAGCGTGTCCTCACGCCATTCATGGGCGTCGGGTCGGAGGTCTATGAATCGGTCCGGCTGGGCCGAGTCGGCATCGGCATCGAACTCAAACCGAGCTATTACCGCCAGGCAGTAAAGAACCTCGCTGCTGTTGACGACCAGTCAGCGTCAGGCTCGACCGACCTCTTCTAAGGTCAAGTGATGCAATCTGTCCGCTCTAGGTGTAACCTGACGCGGAGCCGGTACAACCAAGGGGGGAGCGTTGGCTAGTCGTACCAAGGCTGAGCTGGAGACGCTGGTCAAGAGGCAGCAGGAGGTGATCCGAAACCTCCAAGGGAGTCTTGAGGAGGGCATGACCGCGCTGGACCGAGCCCGCGCGGAGGCTGGTCACCATGACCGCAAACCTCCCAGGCTGCGAATCCTGGAGCTGCCCAGCGAGTGGGTCAGCCGCGATCCCGATAAGACCCGGAGTCCGTTCGTGCTAGTGATTGACCGCGCACCGAATGACGTCGTGAATCTGGACACTGTCGACGAGCAGGCCGAGAACGTCGGCGCCCAGGGCGTCCTTGCGTTCCGGGAGGCTATCCAGCTTGGAGAGGATTGGGAGCAGGGTCCCG